CAATATTTGACATTAAATGGGTTTTCATGTACAATACTAACATGAACTCAAAAATCGCCCGTAAACGTAGAACAGATCGTAATCAAGTGTTATACTATATTCAAGATACAGTAACACAGGAGTACTACATTGGTTTAACTGCTATGTGCTTTGCAGGTAATGTTCGTAAGACACTAGTCCGTCGTATGCAAAAACATATGCAACGGGCCATGACTGAAAACAAAACTTGGGGTTTGTCACGTGCCCTGCGTGAGTATGGTGCTGAACGTTTTGTATTCGGTACCTTAGAAATTGTTCGAGGCAAGCGTCCTGCTCATGCCCGTGAAACAGAATTGATTAACACATTGCAACCAGCATTAAACACATTTGGAGTAAAATAATGAATCAAAAAATTCAAGATTTGATGTATCATTCAGGACTAACTGCACAAGGATGCTGGGATGAAATGGATGATTATGATAAACAGGCTATTGAAAAGTTTGCCGAGTTGATTGTTAAGGAATGTATGAATGTTTTAGATCCAGGTGGTCATCAATTGATAGCACGTTTCCACACAAGACAATGGTTGTCAGAACATTTTGGAGTAAAATGAAATTAAACGATATATTACAATGGACTGGTGCAGTATTTGTGATTATAGGACACATACTAAATTCAATAGGACCTAGTGTTTATCCCTACAATATTGTAGCATTTACATTAGGCACTGTTGCGTTTTTAGCTTGGGCTAGTCGTGTAAAAAATAGTCCACAAATGGTTGTTAATGTAGTTTCAATGGTTACGTGTGTAATAGGATTAGTTAATGCTTGGAGATAAAATGAACAAATTAGTTAGAGATGGAAACGTGGCTGTATTGTATAGCCCAGGATTTGGTGCAGGATGGTTCACTTGGAACCCTACAATGCCTGAACTTATTTTTGAACCTGCCATAGCACAATTTGTATTGGACGAAAAGTTTGACGAACTACAAACTTATGTGGCATTGAAGTATCCTGAAATATACGATGGTGGTATGATGGACTTAGAAGTTGCTTGGGTACCTGAAGGCACTGAGTTTAAAATCAATGAGTATGACGGAGCCGAATCGGTTGAAACAAAAGATGAAATAGGTTGGTTAGTAGCGTGAGATATATTACTAATAAGTATAAGTCAGTCATTCTTCCATACGAGGAGGGTATGTTAGAATGGCTACACGAAACTTATCCTCATAGTTGTTATTATATCGTAGAGGTATAATATTTCTGTCACATTTATTGATATAAATATCAATATGGACTTTTGGGATATTGTACACTTGCACAAACAAAAAATATTTGCTATACTAGCTATAGTGATTGGATTGTATTGGTTGCATGTTCCCGAAGATGAGCCTCCTCAGCCAATCATCACTCTTAAGTATAGGTGTGAATTAATTGTAAAAAATTTACACGATTTTCCAAAAAATGTTAGTGACAGTTGTGAAACCTTTTTGAAAGAAGAAGATGAAATTGAATGAAGTAAATGAAGCATTGGATCATAAGATTACCGGTGGCAGTGAGTATCATTGGAATTGCTATCCTGATGGTAGATACCTAGATTATGAAAGTGACTTTGCCCATGTATCTGTATTATATAGTGCCGTGGATCAAACTGTATACCAAGCTGAAGTTTCTGTTAAACGTGAAGCTTGGGATGAAGATAAAAAACCATATCGTTGGTTAAATCCCGATTATGTAGAAGCTTTCTATAAAGAATCAGAGAAACGACAAGTGGATACTGATATTGCTTGGGACGATGTTACGTGGATTGATTTAGAAATGGAAGAAGATTTCCTAGAGAAGGCTACAGCTATATTCAACGGAGAAGAATGTGATACCCGTGTTCAATTCCCGATTGATATCGATGATGAACTAATATTAAAACTCTCTATGGAAGCACATAAACGTGATATCACACTAAATAAGATGATAGAGATTATCTTACAAGAGGTAATCGATAATCACCGTGTCAACGGAACATTAGCCTGACACGTTATATAAGTGTAACAGGAGATCGTTATGAAAAAAATTCTAGTAGCATTATCACTTTTGGCCTTAACTAGTACAGCAATGGCACAATACTATCATGGACATGGCTTTCGCCATCATGGTCCTCGTGTTATCTACCGTGATAATTGGATTGCTCCTGCAGTTGGTGCATTGATTATTGGTGCGGCAATCAACGAAGCACACAATCGTCATGTTCAGTCACAAGTGATTATACAAAATCAACCTACACTATTAGGTCAAGTTTGCACACCCTGGACAGAGACACAGAATTCAGATGGCACTATAACTAGGACACGCACGTGTAATCAATGACCGAAACAGTTGTAGTATTATCGTTCATAGTGTATAATATATTATGAACGATATTTTTTATGGTATTTTTTCGTGGATAAAAGATGACTTTAAGTCTAACCGAATTCGCTTTGTTATTGAGTTGCTTGCTTGGGCTATTAGTATTGGGTGTAGCATTACTATGGCATTCACAGTCCCCGCCCCTCCGCTTCTTGTTCTTTATCCTCTTTGGATCTTTGGCTGTGCTATGTATGCTTGGGCTAGTTATACTAGGAAATCTTTTGGCATGTTGGCTAACTATATACTGTTAACCACCATTGATAGTATCGGACTAATAAGGATGTTAATGTGATAAACAAAATAGAAAAATATAAAAAATACTTTGCTTTTGAGGGCAAAGCTTCCCGTAGTGAATACTGGGGTGTGTACTTGATAGGAGTACTATTGTTAATGTTGGTAGGCCTACTTGGAGCAATGGTTGCATTGATAAGTACACCCTTTACGTTAGTACTGATAGGTTTTATTGGATGGATTTCTGCACTTGCAATAATTTGTGTAGGTGCTATATTAGCATTTTGGATGTGGATTGCTACTGCTGTTAGACGTTGTAATGATGCTGGAATCAATTCTTGGTTTGCAATAACAATACTATTACCCACACCACTAAATCTTATACCATTCGTTGTGTTTGGTTGTTTACCCTCGGAGAAAAAAATTGATGAACATCAGTACTGATTGGACAGATAAAGATTGGGACAAGTTTAATACTTGGTTAAATGGTATGTTACGTATTGGGCCTGCTACAGTAACATTTACTAAAGCTGACGGAACTGACCGTGTAATGAAATGTACACTAGAAGAAGATAAACTTCCTAAGGTTGAAATCAAAGAGGGTGCAAAAACCCGTAAAGAATCTACTACAAGTATGCGTGTGTTTGATTTAGAAAAAAATGAGTGGCGTAGCTTCACTCTTAAAAAAGTAAAACAAGTTAATATCTCTATACCATGAATGACTTTGAGCAAGGTAACATTCACTACATGGCTAAAGAATACTATGAAGCCAGTGAATGTTATAAAAGATTTTTACAACAAGAGCCGAATAATTATGTAGTGTGGCATAATCTTGGCATTACATTATGTCAACTAGGACAAGATGAGGAAGCATTAACTTGCTTTGACTTACCTTGTCAACATCTCTATGCAGAGAGTTGGTTAAGTCGAGGCACTGCATTACGTAACTTAGGTAAATATAAAGACGCACTAATAACATTTGCACATACTTTTGCATTAGATCCTAAACACTCCACTGCATATAGTAACTATGGTAACACATTACGTGAGTTTGGATTACCAGAACTTGCTATTCCTTTCTTAAAGATAGCACAAGAGTTGACACCTGGGAATGTTAACTATGAGTTAAACGAATCTGTGGCTCATTTAATGAAAAGTGACTTGATTGAAGGATGGAAAAAATATAATGCGAGATGGTATTATCAAAGCGATGTTAGTTTTAAGCCTAGCATTCCTGGCCCTGAATATGACGGCTCCCAAGATGTTGTTGGTAAAAGAGTCCTCGTATATTATGAACAAGGATTCGGCGACAGCATACAGTTCATTCGATTTGCAAAGGTACTAAAAGATAAAGGTGCAGATGTTATTTTAGTAACTAAGCCACAGCTTTATGATTTGTTTAAGTACAACTTCCCTGAGTTTGAAGTAGTCAATGCTGATAAGCAGTTGCCACCATATCATTTTCATGTAGCATTGATGGATCTTCCTAAATGCTTTGGTACAACTATTGACACTATCCCTTATCCTACCCCCTACTTAGATGTAAGTGATAAAATGAAAAAATCATGGAAAAAGAAGTTAGGACCAAAGAATAAGAAGCGTGTTGGTATACTATGGAGCCCAAACAAGATTGCATTCATATCACGCTTCCGTAGAATTGAATTAGAACAACTATTATCCATTGCAAGTGATGAATATGAATTTGTAAGTTTGTCATATGAAGTAGATGAAAATACATTGGAGTTGTTATCAAAATACAATGTTAAAACTTTCCATGAAGACTTATCCGGATTCTATAACACAGCAGGATTAATTAGCCAGTTGGATTTAGTAATATCAATCGATACAGTTATCCCTCATTTAAGTGGTGCAATGGGAATACCTACGTGGGTAATGCTAACTGATTACGGATGTGATTGGCGTTGGTTTATGAATCGTAATGATAGCCCGTTCTATAGTTGTATGAAGTTATATCGTCAACAAAATAGTACCTGGGACAATGTATTACTAGACATTAGAAATGATTTATTAAATGAAACCAAATATTAAATTTTATAAAATAAAATTCATTAAAGAGTTTAATGAAAAATGTGACTTTGAACGTAATCAACTAATCAATGAAATGATTGATAATGCAACTGATCCAACAATAGTTAAACGTAGAATTAGAATGTTGGAACAGTTAGCAGAGTATCAGGTTCAGATTTATAAAAAAATAGAAGCATTTGAAACTGATGATCCACATGATTATCTTATCCCATTACATAAAGAGTGGAGAAATAAATTTCCACCTGAAACTGTACTAGTAGTGCATAGGGGAACTTAATGAAGCCTTTATTACTAGCAACAAATCCTGAATACCTTTATAAAATTTTAAACTGGAAAGGTATCTCATATGAGTTTGCAGGTAACCTGTTTAAAATTAACGGGTTTACTGACTATAATAAACTCATTGATATCAATAGTATATTCTCTAGCTACCCGTTTGGTGAAGTGGTAGACAGAACTAATACAGTACATTCACCTCTCAAGTATAAAGTATTACGTGATTGGAAAATACCACCATCAAGTTTATCATTTGAAGATATAATGTATAATCAAGTCATGCGTCACGTATGTTCTAATAGAAAAATAAACTTATGTTGGAGTGGTGGTATTGATTCTACTACAATGCTTGTTGGATTTTTAAAACACGCACCCGACTTAAGTCAACTAAGAGTATTGTATTCTCCGTTTTCTGTATATGAGAATAGAGACTTTTTAGAACTATTACATAGAGACTATCCACAAGTAGAGACACTTGATATCAGTGGTACAATCTATATGGATAATCATTTTGATGGGTTGATGTTAAACGGTCACGGTGGCGATGAATTTGTTAGTAGTTTAGATGATAGTTTTTATGAGAAGGTAGGCGGTGATGGATTGTATAAGCCCTGGAAAGATTATTTCCGTGAGCAGAATCAGGACTCACTGATTGATTTTGCTGAGAACTATTTTGCTAACGCAGGTAAACCTATTGAAACTTTGTTAGATGCACGATGGTGGTTTTATGCATCAACCAAATCGCAGGTGTTTCAAATAGCAGATAATGTTTTTCTTGCTAATCAAAAAGATACTAAGATAGAAGATACTATTGGGTTCTATGACAACTATGAATTTGAAGCGTTTATGTATTTCAATCCACACTTGATTATTGAAAATAGACACGATTACAGAACACATAAAAACTTTATGAAGAAATACATTTTTGAGTTTGATAAGAATGAAGATTACTTTATAAACAAAAGCAAATCCAACAGTATACA